GGGAGTAGTATATTCAGTAGGCAGTTCTCTGATAGTGTCCAGGTTCACGTCGACCACATTGCCATTCCTGGTAAGTGTCCAATTCACTATCATCTGTTCAAGCATGACGTTACGCCCACTACCGGCAAGGATGAGAGCAGTTTTATTGTCCTCACCAAGAGCGGAAGAGGCATTGGCTACTTCTTCCTGAATACCCGCTGTGAGTCTCCCTCTCATGATAATCTGTTCGTGCGGTTCCCAGCCCCACTTTTTACGAAATGCCGCTGCCTCTTCTGGCTTTTCATCGTTAGGGACTAGGATATCTTTTGATTTATCAAATGCGCCCATTATTCATTCCTCGCTATTGCAGCATTTGCAAACATTGAAGCTTTTTCAAGTTCTGTCAGTGCTAGACTTTGTTCTCTTGATACAGGTGTCAATTCTACAATGAGCAAGGCAAACTCTTTTGCTTTCTCTCTGAGAGCAACATACCTTTCTTGCTGTCCCTCTTTCGGCGCATGATAGGTAAAATCATTCTCAATTCGTGCTTTGATATCAATAACCATGAAATCTCCTTTTTATAAATTGTAGTTGGGTGGCTGTCTTGTGATAATAGCAACGGAGTAGCTGCCTGCTATGCCAGCGTCATACTCAGTTCTCAGCTTTGGCTTTGCAGACACATTGCCTTTTGATGGTTGTGCTTCCTGACCATATTCCCCATCGTATCTGACTGGAAGCGTCCATGTCCATCCTTTATAGTACGCAACGCTGGCAGTTGTACCAATGTACTCACCAACAGTTTTGACTACAAGATACTGTTTCAAGTTTTGCCTGAATTGCTCGTTTTGTAGCAGATCGATAATGTCAGTTGTGAGGTCAACCATGCACTCATACTTCTGAGAGTACGCACGGGTGAAAGCCTGAGTGTTATTAAATGTCCAGTGTTGCTCTCCTGGCGTTTTAATGGCAATCTTGATCTCTTCTTCAGGGTCAAGATACGCCGTTGTACCCGCAGTGCCATTGATATTATCGACAAACACCTGAGCTTGCCAACCAGCCAACGGAATATCACCAAGAGGGATTCCAAGAGAAGTCACACGACTTGTTTGCAAAGGAGTTGTAGTCCTATCTCCAATTGCAAGTTTATCCTGTGCAAAGCCTTTCATGGTCAACTTGGCTTCACCTTTGGTATTAACAGAAAATTCACCATCACTGGCAAAAGAAAAGGGATGAGTCCAGGAAGCAGAACCGTCAAAGTGTTCAACCGCTGCTGTCTGTTTGGTTGCTTCACTGGTCACTGTCCCTTTCCAACCAAACACACCGGTTATCACTAGCGTTGTCCCGTTGGTTGTCCCACCGATTGTGGTGATTGCGCTATAGACATTAGCTGAGTAGTAGGTTCCATTAGCAGTTGGTGAGATGACTTCATTGACCGATAGGCCATACTGCGTACCCGTAATCGTGATGGATGGATTGCCGGTAAACGTTGATGCTAGAATAATCAGTTTCATGCCTGGCGCAGTTGGCTGATTGGCGATAGTCATGCTTGCCACAATCGTAGCACTCGCTACAACCGATAAGGGAGCGGCAGGCAAAGTTGACCAGGAGGGAGCACCGAGCATCATGTAAATCCAGTACATCGACAGATCACCGTAGAAGTTGCTATCCAGGTTATCTATCGAAGTATCGACATACTGAGCAATGAGTCTCTTGTCGCGCGCCATCGCTCCTGAAAATTCATTTGGTGAGTATTGCGGCTGTTTGCGGTTAGACTTAAACGCGGTAACAGGAATGTTGTATTTCGCTGCCTGAATACCTTTGACTGTGAGTGTAGCACCTGTGACACCGCCTGTAGTGGTGATATTGGTGATTGCAGTGTAGGCGTTGGTTGAGACATACTCAAACGAATAGCCTGTCTGCGATTGTGTCTGCTGAGTGGTTGGAGCTGCCACCGTCACAACTTCTGAGTTGTTTGGTAGTCCTGTACCATTGATGGTAAACGTTCCTGAAGTCAACCAGGCATTGAGTATGATATGAATTTTCATGCCTGTAGAGCCTGATGGCGCGGTTATACCTGTGTTTGTTGCGATTGCTGTTACAGGTGCAAGTAGCGTAACCTCACCACTTGTCCCCTCTATCATGATTCCGACTGTACCTTTAATCGATGTAGGTGTTAATGGCACTTCCTCTACCTCCTCTACTTATCCCCTTGTTTTACTTATTAAACTTCCTGTTGTTGCTCTTGTTCTTGTATTGGTTCTGTAGCAGGGGCTTCTACTAGGGTTTGCTCTGCTACAGGCTCAAGTGTTTCTATCGGTTGAATTCCCTCGGATGTGATTTCACCAAATCCTACAGGTTCTAAAGTTCCATCAATAACCAGAGCGTTTTGTCCTCCTGGAAGTGGCCTAATAGCAACCTGTCCATCATCGCCTACTTCTACAATACAATGTGAAAACATGTCTGGAATGCCTGGAATAGTCCCTGCCTGGTCATAAAAAATATAGGTTTGACTCATGCTTCCTGTTCTCCCTCATCTTCTACTAGATAGACTATGCCTTTCCATCGCTTACCATCCTGTACATATTCAATTGTTGCAGATGGACTCTGTACTTCCTGCGGATGGAGTGCATCATTTATTTCATCCCGTATGATTTGACGTATAGATGCAAGGTCAGCATAGGATAATCCAGCTCCAAGAGCATAAGTAATATTGCCATTTGGTTGAATATAAGGCCATTGTAAATTCATATTCATCTTATGATATAACCCCTCCTACTACTTGCCATTCCTGTTTGGTTTCAAGCACTGCTAAATGCGCTCTCAACCATTGCCCTGACCTGGGTACTCGAAAAAACTTCATGTTTGGTTTTAATTGTACTTGAAATAAATTGAAAACGCTACCGCCGAGCGTTGCATGAGTCTGGAATGGCAGAATTAATGCATCTCTTACTGGATAGATTTGTTGAGCATGGGCAGGGGTATCAAGAGCACAGAGAGAAAGAATAAACCAATCCTGAGTATCCCAAATGCGCCCTCCAAAGCCTCTTCTTTCGCTTGTGTCGGTATCTCCATAGACTTCACAGCACACTCCGCCATTTGCTGTAAGATCTATGACGTCTTTAATTGCCTCTAACTGAGCAAGCGTATAGACAACCGTACTTGTTCCAGGATAGACAAGAGCGCTCATATAACTCACGATTTGTTGACCTATTGCAAGAGTATTAGCATTTGCTGTACCTGGCATAGATTAAACACCCTCAACTTTTGCAATCACATTTTCAATTGCAAGCATCATCTTCTCTTCTATCAATGCCCTGTCCTCATCTAATGCTGGCCCTAGATATGGCTCAGCAGGCCAGTATGGATAATATCTACCTAAGCTGTCAGTCATACCAGAAAAGCCATACTCCAAGCGTCTTCCTTGTGGCACTCCAACCGTGATATCTACTTCTTTAGCACTCACGATGTCATAGCCAATGCTGTTAGCTGTTTCCCCTGTCGGATTCTGAAATGCACTCCAGGTATTTGTTTTCGCAGTGGTTGAAACTAACTCACCAATCCATACCAGCGTATCGGCAATTTCAACATCTAAGAGAGCGCCCATGCCCTCTAATTCTGCAATCTTGCCTAATGAAGATGAGTCGAACCCCATTGAAAACATGCTTGCTACGTTCCTATCACTCTATCGCAACAGAACTCCGTGTGAGAGTCAGGGAATTTTTCAGGATCACCGATAATCCTGTAGGTTGTATTGGTACTTGTTGTTGGATCTGTATTTACAGTGTCAGTCAATTTATCACCTTGCAGCAACGTGAGAGCAGTCCAGGTAAAGCCGTTGTATCTGAAATGCGGCCCCTCACCTCCTGATGCACCACCATACGCTAATGCATCCTGTATGCTCATAAGGTCAAGCTGGCAGTAAATAGGATCACTACCTACAGGCACACTGGCGCGTGTCACATTTGCGAATATATAAATGCTCAATTGGACCCCTCTTAGTCAGTCAGCACTAATCACAAAAGGCGTTATAGGGTCAAATACCACTTCGTCAGCAGATGTACCTGACGGTGGATAGAATGCCTTGATAATAAGACTACCAGAAAATACAGCAGCTACATCAGTAAGCGATGGCTTATACAACACTTCAGCAGGGGATATCGTCTTCACAGAAAATGTGCCAGTGCCGGCCGTGTCCTGGCCGTTTGCATTGCGAAAATACAACGTAAACTTCGTGATATCTACCCCTGTAAGGTCATCTGCTCCGCCATCAGTAGTGAGTGGGATATCCCAGGATGGAAAAGTTTGCCCTACATACCAGGGCTGGTAACTGACTGCCATTATGACCCCCTCCTTACTGCTGTTGGGAACAGACCCGCTCTACGTATTGCTGGTGGAAAGATTGCATATGACGTACCTGAAAGCGTGGCTTGATCTAACGCTGCCACTTGCGATGAGTTGAGCGCTGTACCCATAAAAAGCAGTTCGTCAATGACACCTGCAAAAAAGGCTGTTGAAGCATATGCAGCTTTACCAATAGTTGCAGCAAAGCCAGGTGTGCCAATTGTTCCTGTCAACGCGACACCTGGGGATGGTATGCCATTCAGATAGAGATACAGATTCGCGCCATCATACACAGCAACAACACGATAGGTTGTGTTGGTAGCGATAACAGGGGATAACACGCTTGCAAATGTTGTCCCATTGCCAACACTGAGCGTCACTTCTTTGGTAGTACCCCCAACATAGAGTTCAAACCCTTTATTGGCAACGCTTGCATGATCACTGGAAAGAATGGTATAGAATTGCCCGTTCACAATTGCCGAGGGTTTGATAAGGCAAGAAATAGTAAGAGCAGTAAATCCCGATAAGGGAATACCGTTTGGAAGCGTGATGTAGCCCGTACTGCCATTAAAAGACATCGCTGTATCACTCTCAAGCGGCAATAATCCAGGTTGAGCAAGTGTCACTCCTCCGTGTATCGCGCCATTGTAGCTATTGCCCGATGAGTCTTTTGCACTGGTACTGCCTGATGCATCATCTAGCCGATAGTAACCTGTAGGGGTAACAGCAAGAGCAGCGGCAGCATAGTTTGAAACAAGAGTGCCTCTGCGCCTGGCAGGGGGAAATGTTGCCACGTTGAACGGAATTGCTTGCATAGAAGTTGATACAACCATGTGCGCTGACTCGTCAATCACCTCGAAGTTTGCTGCTGTGAGCGTCACTTGCAAGATAGCCAGATCCACATTATTCCAACGGTTGTCAGGCATACCGTACAACCGAAAACTTGTGGTACTTTGATCTGATAGGAAGCACCCATACGTTTTAAGTGCTGTAAGTATCACTTGATTGGTAGCCGAGAATGAAGAGATGTCGAAGTTGGCTTTGAGCCTGAACCGTGAACCGTGAGGTGGCACGCCCGATGTAGAACCATCAGCATGACTTGCGGGCCAAATGAATGTTCCTGAGCCATGCGGGATAGCACAGCGTAGCGCGTGCGTGATTGCACCACTGTTCACCTCATCGTATAAGATCAATCCTGCTAGCATAGGTAAATCAGCAGCATCAGCCCATACTGGGTTAGTACTGGCAAGAGGCATAACATTAGAGGATAAATCCCAATGCCCTCCGCTCGTTGCGCTCCAGGCGCCTCCTGAGAATACCGCGCCGTCTAACTCGTAGTACAGTCCATTATCGGTATTCAGACAGAGTAGATGCAAGTCAGACCCGTTCTCAATCAAAGGACTGGCGGGAATAGGGTATGGCCCTGCGTAACTTCTTGGGGGAGCAAACGGGGCTGAAAACGTAGGCATGTAGGTTGTCGTGGCATTAGTCACAAGGTTATACGGAATGCCACGATTGCCGGCGGCTATCGTCGTTACATCCATATCAAGCGGAATAGACACGCCGCCAATTGCCGTGATATAAGCATTTGAACTGGCATGTATTGGCGCGTTTGTGATTGGCCTGTTATAGACATGGTTAGCAGGGAATATCTGTATTCCGCTTATTACATGTGTCATGTTTTAAATCTCTGCCCATTCAAAATGAAATGCACCGTTACCTGTTCCCCCGATTTGCAAGATTTCTAGTGCTTGAGCCACTCCAACAGGAAACACAAACGACTCACCAGGTCGCAACAATTCATACGGTGTGCCTGACACTACGTAAGCTTGCATGATTTGCGTGCCTGACTGTGTTAATCCTGTTGCAGCCCCTGACACGGTTGCTACAGTCGCCGGCCCACCAAGTAGCTTATTAGTGCCTGCTAGTGTTGCAGTACCAAGTGCGTAGTCAGTCGTCTTGGTAGAAACCTGGATACTTACTCCGTTTGCGCCATACACTATGTAAATGCGATAGAGTATCAGTGTTTTACCGCTATTAGCCGCATTAAAGATGGCAAGACCGCTTGTATTAGCTCCGCCTGACAGTTTCTCCATTGCAATAAAACATTGCCCGTTGCGTGTCCAGTTGAGAATGTCTGCTTCGCTTGCGCCGAAATCTACTGCCCCTGGATATGCCATATCATCCCCCTGCTAAATTTCAGCCCACTCAAAATGAACTGCCCCATTGCCTGTGCCAGTAACCGCCAGGAATTCCAGTGCTTGAGCAACGCCAACAGGAAAGACAAATGGTGCGTTTGGCATCAACACTTCATACGGTGTGTTCCCAACGTTATATGTCTGCATGAGTTGTGTGCCTGCCTGAGACAAACCAGAAGCTGCCCCTGATACCGTTGCTACTTTTGCAGGTCCACCAACAAGTTTATTTACCCCTGCTTGTGTTGCAGCACCCAAAGCATAATCAGTTGTTTGTGTCGAAATCTGAATACTCGTTGCTGCTGTAGCAACAATCATGTAAATGCGATACAAGATCAGCGTTTTGCTGCTATTGGCAGCGTTAAAGATAGCGAGTCCACCAGTAACAGATGAACCTGTCAGCTTTTCCATCGCCGTGAAACATTGGCCATTCCGCATCCAGTTGAGAATATCTGACTGACTTGCACCGAAATCAACAGTTGTTGGATACGCCATTATGACCATCCTCCTGACAATAAGCCAATAATAGTTGGCTTGATCGTTGCGTTAGCGAGACTCGACAGACTTGATGCTAACGCTGGCAATGGCCCGTTATTTGTGCCAGATTGTACAGGGAATGTATTGGCATTGGGCGAAGCTATCTTATTCCAGGTGTCCGTTGCATTATCTACCCACAATGCCAACCAATAGCGTCCAGGTGCCAACGGCAAGTTCCCTCCAATCAGAGCAGGGGTGAGTAAAGCCGATGACGTAACAAGCGAACTAGCAGTAGCCGCCGCATGAGCAAGCAAGTTACCCGCTTGTCCGTTTGTTCCTGTTGCATCGTAAATCCCCACATCATAATGGCCGTTCCCGCCAGCATTACAACGCACACGGATATTTGTGAGAACAGCATTGACAGAAAGCGTCACTGCAATAAGATAAGCTGTATTTGCTGCAAGTACCGCAGCTGTAGCTTGAGATGCAACCTCACCATCATAGAGAGCCATAGGAACAATTTGCCCGGTATCAACTGTTGTTGGATATCCCATTAATCCGCCTCCTGTCGTGCTTGGTTGAGGCATTGTTGCATCTCCCTCATTTTCCTTGCAAATTTGCTGTATGAGTAAATGTAGGCGTTGCTGAACCACCAACCACCCAACGTAAACGTCCTGTAACTCCGAGCGATTGGTTATACGCCATGCCAGCGCCTATGCTTGTTGAGAGCGTATTGGTAGCGGCCGTCAGTACTGCACTTTGCCACAAGACATAATAAATCCCATCGGCAGCCAATCGCTCATAAAAATATTGAATAGTTGGATTGGTGCCAGCCTGAGCCGTTGTATTGATATCTATTGAGATTTCAGTGTATGGCCCTACTGCCAAACTACCGCTATTTTGTGTTGTGCCTGATGTGACAGTCGATGGCAACGAATAGACTGCATCAGCATTTCTTTGAAATCCGCTCATACCCTTACACTATCCTCCTATATTTCCCGTCTTTTAAGATGCCCTCAGCCGCTTCTACATTTGGCGATTTTGGCCTGTTGCCAGTAGCATATTTAAAAGCAACTTTACCTTGCCTCGTTTCAATAGCCATACCAGGATTGATGAATTGCTGCAATAAATCTGCTGCGTAGTACATGGTTGCTTGCTTCACATCATCAGGCGCTACCAGATAGCCGCCCAGGTAGGTTGTTCTCATAAGTCCCTCTGGCGTGATCACAATGCCAGAACTAAATCTGTACCAACCATCATGCGCGTTTGGTATCATGATGTTACCTGTCACAGCTTGATAGCTGTTCAGAAAGCTATAAGCATGTTCTATGCCAGAAATAGAGATGATTGGACTGTTACGTAACCACACTACCCTCGTTAAATTCCGTAGGTTAATAGCAGGTTGATGCGCTTGCGCTATTTGCGCTTGTTGCGTCAAAATGGATTCGCTAAAGCTATCACCGGAAGAAACTCCGCCCGCTTCTGTCACTTCTTTGTAGATGCCTACTACTGCTTCACCCACTGCATGATTAAATTGCGTTGGAGTATCTAAGGTAAGCGTGCCAGGATAAGGTGATGTGTAGGCTGTGATTGATACCCCGCCTGACTGAATAAGTACTGTTTCCTGGCTTCCACCTGTACCTATCGTTACCGCTTGCTCATCTTTGTTGTCAAAAGTAAGCGTTGAAACAACAGGAAGTGAAGTAGAGCCAGCCGTGATAGTTGAAGCACCGCTTATGGTTGTTGAACCTATGGTTTGAATACGGCGCTTGCAAAAGCCATCAACACGTTCACTGGCCCTAAAAAGCAATTTATCCAAAGCCGCCGCCGTGAGAGCGCCTATTGGCCCTGCCATTGAAAAGCCAAGAACGCTCTCTTTAAGCTCTGCGCTCGTAAGATACAATCTTGGCATTTCTCATTCCCTCAAATCACTTGCTTTTCGTTGCGCTTGCTCGTATTGATTTTGCTCGGCAGGGGTAGCAAACCTAAATCCTGCTTGTTGACATAAAAGAAGTGCTACGGCAAGAGAGACAGCACGAAACTGCCCCTCTTGACTCACTACTAAAACAACATCATCCATACAGAAACTACTTCCAGATGATAGTAGCATCAACTGTTGCTACTGCCACCGTGACGCTCAAGCCTGTCGTGAACGCCACATCATATACAACCGTTGAAGGTGTTGCAGCCGCCGCGAAGAGGATCTTGCCGATAATAGGCGCGGTATTTGTAATCGCGTCGTCCAATTCGATGGTTGCAGTGCTCGTCGGAGTGTTGCACGCGACGGCATGCAAAACACCAGGGCCAGTTTTCACAAGCGTTGTACCAGCACTAGTCACACGAGTATAGGTATACCCGCCAATCTGAACAGTACCTTGCATTCCTAGTGCAACAGGCTTGAAGATCGCCACTGCCATTGACCATGCTCGTGAAGTTGTCCAGGTTGCGCCAGGTGCAAGTGCATTCGTACTTGCAAGATAGCCCGACAAAGATGCAAACTGAAACAAGCCTGACGGGGTAGCAGGTTGCTGTGTGCTTGAGTCGTAGGTCAAGCCTGCTCCTGCTGCAAAGTTTGTAACAACGCCTGTACCTATTGCTACACCGGCAAAGGCCAATGAGTTAGGCGAGGAAGCTGCAATATTTGGAGTAGAGGCAGTTGTGCCTGTGCCAGTGCTAATGGATGTTTGATCTGGTTGCGCTTGTACCTGAGCAATCAGACCATTAACTTCATAGATTTCTACTGCCACTGAAGCGGCAGTACCCGCATTGGTAACGGTAACGGTGTTAGCTCCGCCGGGGGTATTAACGGCAAAGAATATCTGCGTTTCAAAGGTTGTTGAGTTAGGCGCATTAATTGCTGATGTATAGGTGTTGCTGAGTGAGTCAGCAACGGTCATAGCTGTACCATTGCCACACGCTGCAACAACCACGATTGAATTACCTTGCGTAACGTTGTTTGCAAACGCTTTGGCGAGCGTTGCCACTGAACCAGTGGAGACACCTGCCGCCTTTTGTAGAATAGACGGCATAGTCTGTGAGACGTTCGCCATAGCAGGGGCGTATTGCTGCCCTGTTATCGGATCAGTCAGTACATCTTTCCCACCTTGCGGTAGCACAACGCCAGTTCCAGGTGAAACCAGCATGTCGGCCATTTGCCTATAATTACCGTCCAAAGGTTGTGCATTGTTTGCGGTTCCTGCTGCCATGTTCGTGTTCTCTCTTTCTTTTTTTTAGTAGCTAGTTGGCACGTACACGGCTGATTTTTGCAGCAAATGCGCCACTTCTCAAAGCAAAAGTTTGATCGCCAATCATGGCGTACTGATTGCTACGTGCGTTGACCTGCGCCAAAGCTTTCATGGTCATCTCGTTGACCACTGGAACCACTGCGAATTCAGGAGTGCGAGGCACCAGGAAGATGTCTTCAACAACCTGAGTACCTGACTGTACACGCGGGAATGTCACGCCATCAGAAGCAGCATTAGCGCCAGATTTCGCAACGGTACACCAGGTTGAAGTGGTATCTGCCGCGCTCGGAGTGACTGGTAGGCCAGTATCAGTAAATGACGTGATCGCCGCGTCTGATGCATCTTTGCCAGCGATAAGCGCATAGAGGCTTTCAGCGCCACTTGTATTATCAGAACGATGCAAGCGATAGCCAAGAATATCGATGGTGTTGCCAAAGGCATCGGTAGGCGTTGGAGTTGTCCAGGAGAAGATGATGCTATTTCCATCAGCATTTGGTGATTTGGAATACTCAACAGAAGCAGCCATGAGACCGTAACGTGTCACCGCTTCTAGCATGTAGTAGTAGGTATGAGAAGCTAACAAGCCACCGGCTGAACCAGTGTTGTTGGAAGTATTGGTCAAACCGCCGGTCGCACTTGAACCAACGTTACCCATGAAGTTTGAAAGCACGATTGGAATATTGCGATAGGTTGCAACTTCCACGCCACCATCAAGATAGTTGTCCGATACGGCGTTATTTGGATTCCCGAAGTCATCGCGAGCGAAGATGCGAGATACACCTCTGAGGTACTGTTGCTGATTGATAAAAAGGCCATTCAACCTGGATTGCATTTTGCCGCTCATGAGATAGAACCAATCATCTCCCAGGTCAGTTGCAGCAACGCCTTTGACAGAATCAAGTGCGTTGTCCATCATCTGAAGCGAAAGGAGTTGAGTTGCAGCATCGATCTTGTTGACGCCAGCTACCTGGATATCAAATCCGTCCCACTGTGGGCGCTTGGTATTCAGCGTACCGGTTGCGCTTCCAAAGTAGTGAATGATTTCTTCAAGCCAGGAATAGGACTTGCCAGCAGCCGTCAGTTCCAAATCTCGCAAATTGCCGTTAGCTTGAGCCACTTGCTGAGAGAATGCTGGAATGTCAAGATTGACTTGCATGTGCTTGATTGGAAAGCTGCCCTGTGTGTAGGTTGAGTTAGTAGCTGCCACTGAGCCTGTACCAGTTGTCGGTGGATTTTCAGTGGTCATCTGCGCTTGTGGCAAAGCGGTTTGAGCATTAAAGTAAAAGATGTCGGTTTCCCAGGTTTGACGTGGGAGTGCTCGGCGCATTGGCGCATATTTGCGCTGGTCAATCAGCAAGAGTTTGTCGATGACCTTATTAATAAGAGGAGCTGCTGTACCGGCTGTACCAGTGGTGTACGCTTCCCTCAAGTCTTCAAGAGTTGCCATAGTATTTCTTTCTTCCCTCTCCACATATCCCCTATGTGTCTATTCGTAAAGTCTCATTAATCCTGGTCGTAGTAGCCAGTCTTCATGAGGTACAAATGCCCAAATTCTTGCAGCAAGTACGCTGGATTAATACCATCAGGTAACGGCATGGTTTTGTCTGCAAGCTCTGCCCAGTCCAAGCCTTTCAACTGTTCCTGAAGATAAGAGCCTTTGCGATAAATCTTGGGATTGTTCTGAGTCTGAGTAGTAGTAGTAGTAGTGTTTCCCTCTACAAGTGACTGACGTTGGGGCTTAGGTCCAGCTGCAATCAACTGGTTTTTTGCCTCTTCCAGTTTGGCATTGAAGCTTTCTTGCATTGCTGCAAGCTTGGCATTGAGCGCTTCGTCAAGCTTCTCTTCTGCGGTTTTAGGAGGCTCAACGGAAAACCCGGCCTCCTTTAATGCCTGAATCATTTCCTCTGGTGTCATGGTGTCCGTTTCCTCCTCGGGTGTTTCTACATTGTCTAAAGTTTGATTATCAACATGATCTTTTTCAAGATCGGTGTTTTCGTTTGGATCGTCGTCGCCTGTCATATCGTCATCTCCCATTGCGCTACTACTGGAACCACCACATTCAATCCCTAAGACTTCAGCAGTTTTATCGTGAGCGGCGTCAAGCTGTGATTGTGTGGATGCTGAGAATTTACGTCCTGCTTCCTGATTTTCCATACTGCCAGAAGCGCAAGAACGGCCTTGAGCCATTGCAATGTGGTCATGGATAGCTTGCATGTCGTTTTTGTTAGCTATCATGAGTGTATGACCATCTGAAGAAGCTTCTTGTGTTTCTTCAGTCTCTACAACTTCTTCAAGCAACAAAGACTCAGCAGGCATCTCAAATATTTCATTGATATCTTGTGAAGTGTGGTTTGAAGAACTTTCCAGTATCACATCCTCCACTGTGACGGTTTCAACTCCCGGCTTGGATGTGAAATCAATGCCTAGAAGCTGTAAACCCTCACCTGATACTTCAGGCAATCCCCCGGATTTAGACATACGTAGTTCAGCGCCCGTTGCTCTGAGTGAAGTTTTTAAGACACCAAACTTTGCAAGCGTTGCAGCTTCACGTCCTGTAGTGGTATCTGGCATTTCGATGTTTGCCCATGCATCACTACCAGACTTCCATACCTTTGTGATCTTGCCAGCAATTTTCAAACCATTATCATCGTCAGCTTCAGAATGTGAAATATAACAATTGAGCGGATTGGAACCGGCGGTTTCAAGTTGTAGCTGACCTGAGCTGACGAGCTTGTTGACTGCCTCTTGTGGATAGGTGCGCCCGTTCCTGGATTGAGCGCCATCAGTCAAGAACTTTGTTTTGAATGTGGCTACTCTGGCTTTAGGAGTGAATGGAGTGGATTCGTTGACGTTTTCTTTTGCTGATGCAGTGGCAGGGAGTCCAGATGTGAAGCCCATTCTTGCAGCAATAGATTTGATTTTCGCTCGTACTGCATCGGGCGATGCTGCATGTCCTGCTAAATCCCAGGCATCGCCAACATCTGAAGCATCTTTGATAGGGTATGAGCCATCTGGGCCAGCGCAATTTTCAGGATGTGACTTAAAATAAGCCGCCTTTAATGCGCTAGTCCATTTGGCCTCATAGAGATTCTTTGTAAGCTTACGATTAGACACGCCACACTACCTCACACTTTCACCACTTCACGTACTATCATACAGGATTTACATAATGTTATGCAAGAACTATTTCCGCTTTTCATATGTTGTGCTAGAATGTATCTATAGCACTCTTAAAACTGAATAGTGTTTTGACTGGTTCCAAAGTAAATTGCTTCTTTGGATAAAAATACTAGCGTTCAACAGTCATCGTGCTACCACAGGGCCGGAAGAGTCCTACAGGTACGTTTCTGTAAGCCTGATAGTCTGCTAAACAGACACGCGAAAGCTATAGGGTACTTCACGTCAAGTTTTCAATTGTTGAGAATTTGTTTCCAGTCTCTTCAAGTTTTCAATTCTTTTGCTATCTGCATTGCGAGTTTGAAACTTTCAGCAACTTGTTCCAGGGTATAATGCTCTTTCTTCATTGTTGCCTGTTTGTATTGAACAAGCAACTGAATCACTTCTTCAGGATGAGGATGATCTTCAATGAGCTTGATATCATCCTCTGATAGCTCGTTAATGCTAGCGCTGGCTAATAGATAACGTACAGATTCAGTCATTAGTCTACCCTCAATACTCTGTCATTAGAATTCTCATATTCAATATGCATACGTACCAATTTCTTGTTATTCCCATACATATCACAAGTATAGATTGGCTCTACATGTGGCAAATATAAGCCCTCTTTAGGTTCTTTGATTTCTGGTGAATACACCAACACATCCCAACAACTACGCAGATGTTCAAAGAAAATACCGATAACCTCATATGATTCTGGCAAAAGTAAACGCTTGTGTAACTCAACAAAGAAGCCAGTTACTCGCAAATCTTCTTGTGCAAGCAACCTACCATTTACATATAAACCATTAAGCTTGATCTCTGGCATAATCTGTTGCGCTAATCGCCATGAGAAACGAATAATGCCGTTCTGTCTATGTTCAGATTCCATACATCCTCATTTTACCTTTGTTGTTTTTGTCCCTCGTAACTCTTTCAAAATCTCAAGTTGCTGATCATTTATTTTGAGCAAAAGCAAGTGATTATCAAATAAAGATTGCACTTCATCTGACTCAAGATCATCGCGTTTTTTGTCACGTACCGCCGCTCTGTTAGAACTCATGAGAATAAGTGGAGCTGCATAGGCCGCTTGACAGGATAATAACAGGTTCATTGCGATAAAAGGATACGCATCCCACTTAAAGATGAACCAACCAACCGAGTTTAATATAATCCATGCCACAAGTATACCTGTTTGTGCAATGACAAAATACCATGATCCCATGCCAGAAGCTACATCATTCGCTATCTTTTCTCCGATGTTTGCCGGAAGATGTATAGTTGCTCTACTCATTGCTTCTCTTCCTCCTTTGATCTGAGAGTAGCAAGATACGCCATTAGCATCGTTTGCTCACGTTCCCTATGCTCTTGAAAGCGTAGTTCATTCAGCCGCTCTGCCTCATCGTGCCACTCTTGAGCAGACTTGAACTCACGCTCGGCATGTGCTCTATGCTCCTGATATCGCTTTTCAGTCAAGACCTCAGCTTCTTCATGCCATTTTTTATTAAGTTCTAACCATTCCTGATTGGTGTTATTTTGCTTCTCTAATGCATCTGCTATGCGTTTTAGCTCATGTATTGCTTTGTCTTCATTCATTTCTTCCTTATCCCTCCCCCGCAGGTACTGTATGGCATCGACAACAATTATGAAATGGCGCTCGTGTATGCCCACTTGGAAACGATTCTCCTATATTAATTGGACCAGCATCTGCATTCTCAACACACGGAGGGCATGCGCCAGGCTCATTCACACATTCAATTTGCCCTATGCCTGATGCTATAAATTCATCCTGTACTGCCTCTTCAACGACATCTTGAATTTCAGTCAGTCCCAAGTTTTCTGCTACATTGAGAGCTACATCATCTAATGCCGCTTGAATATCCTCTTCACTGGCATCAGTTCCAAGATCATCTACTTTCGATGTGAATAAATCCTTTGCCCATTGCAGTGCTCTCTGAATTAAGTTCTTAGCTCTATCTAACAAGCTTGCGCCCAAGTCAGTACCAATCACTGACTCTTTGTTTTGCTTTATGTAAAGAGTAGCGTACTGCTTGCCTAGCTTCTGTGCTTGCTGTAAATAGGTTGCAACGTGTGCGATAACATTTTCACCAGGATCAAGAGCAAGAAGCGTTTTTCCTGAACGAGCGCTTTTAATGAGATAAGCTAGATACTTTTCTAGTTCTTGTTCACATTTAAGCTGTTCAGGTGCAGGTTGCCTCCATTGTCGGAGGCTCTCACGAAAAAAGATTCATTTGGATATTGTTCATCTGGATATTGTTCATCGCCAACTTTGAACGAGTAACGTTCATCTCCGATACATAACCAGAGCGTATCAAAGTCAAGTGGAACATTTGGTACATCCTTGATAGGTGACTGTGCATCAGCATCAATATAATCAAGAGTGATATGTGGAGTAAATTCAAAATCTGATGCAACAGTAGCCCCTGCAATTTCAAGTCTTTTCACTAACTGAGTACGCCATTTCTGGATACCTGGAATATTTACAAGTGCAACAATCGGTGATGTGTTATCTGAACTGTCAGACGGCGTGAAACGCCCTAATCCACCCGTTGTACCTTTGAGCGGTATTGCTTCAGATGCAAATGATGTCAGTTCTTTTTTCAGTTTGGCAACATCACCTGTAAAATCAACCTTATCACCTAGATAAGCTAATGTGATATGCATATCTTTAGGTGATTCTCCACCTGGAAGTGCAAGCTTCTTTGCTGTTTGAGCATCAAGCATAAACGCAACCATGATACCTGTATTCTTATCTTCTCGTATGAAATGTTCATTTTCATCTTGCGGAGGTTGCATTTGTTGCTTGACTTGCTTTTGATTTGCATCAGGTTGACCTCCCTGTGCTTTTTGTTGTCCAGGTTGTCCATTTGACAACGCAGGGGACACAGGGTCTGGATGTTTGGCTTTGTCTGCTTGTGTTTGTGCCAGATCAAGCGCGGCTTTTTGTGTTTGCAGTGTGACATCTGATGTGTCTCTCTGCTCTTGCGCTAAGTCGTCTATACGCTCAAGAGGCAATATTTCTTTGCCTGCGACAACTATTGGTGTGTCGCCTGTATCTGGATATGGCGCTTTGCCAGCGTCTATTCTTTCCTGGTTTGGAGTAGAGACACCTGAGAAGATACGTTTGTTTTGTACCTCTGATATTTCCACATCTGAACGGTAGTCAGCATATCTGGTTGTGACTACCCAGTCAGTGATCCCAAATCCTCCCACCACTACACGCCTATTGAACTTTTCTAAGATCAACTGTTTGATAGGGTCAACGGTATTATTCCTCAGTGCTTTATCTTGATCTTCACCTGTTCCTGAGCCAATGTTGCCACTTTCGATAATACCGATGGTTGCCGGAGGTACACCATAGCCTGCTAATACTTCTTCTCGGGTGAACAAACGGCCTTTACCAAAGTCGACGTCAATTGAACCTTTGCCATACTCGTTAATCGTTGCTCCGCCATAAGCGATTTGTGGAGTATGTGCGTTTTGTGCGCCTGTATAGTTTTCCTTGTAGAACTTGAGGTACTGCCTAGCATCATCGATATCGCTATCATCGCCAAGTTTAATCCAGGTGCTGGGCCTCGTGCCTTTCTTAAAGAACATGTGTACCCAGTCCACCATATTCTTGTCAGCATAGGTTGGATTGACCATTTTTTCAATTGGAGAGAATGCGACTTTACGAGCGCGTTTGGAGGGGAGCCACCATCTGATAATCTGTTCCGGCTTAAATTCAACGGTTCTATTGCTCTTGACCAGTGTTTGCACGTATTTGGTGATATTACCATGTTCGTCCAGTTCATAGGTCATAGTGACGCAATCGATGGAAACGAGTTGTACGGGTAGTCCATCTGGGCCAGGGATGATTTCAGCGTAAGATTCACCGTAGATATCCAGGTCGTCAGCTGCGCCACGCAAGAACTGGAGAAAGTCTTCATCGTCATTGATGTTGAGCAAGAAGTTTTTCAGCGTGTCTTTATTCTTCAGATCGCCTTTATCCTGCTCTACTTCTTCCATGTGCCATCCACCAGAGGTGAAACGCTTGGAGATGACGTCAACACACGAACTTACCCAGGTATTGCCAACATAGACACTGTACAGCGTTTCTTTGCGTTCAGCTTCTGTAAGAGGTCGTTGGTTCTGTATTTGGAGAGCTTCATTATCATCCCAGTCAAGTGAAAGAGATTGAGCTTTGTTTCTGAGATTGGCTGTAGAAGTTGGAGCAGGTGTTTTTCGCGGACGAGCTTCTCTTACAAGCGCAAGATTGCCATGCTGTATGAAGATTTGTTCATTTTCTTCTTGCGATGGATGTATGACTATTTGCGGTTTGTTTTGATTATTGTTCCCGCTACTACCGGAATAGCGCGTATGCCGATTGCTCTTCCTGCTCATCCTCTTCTACCTCTTCTTGCTCTCTCACATCGGTATCTAACATCATACCGCCAACTAACTCCTGACCAACCATCAAACGAGTAAATCCCCACACAAGCGCATCTAATCTGTCAGGACTTTTGTCTCCTGGAATCCAGTTGCAGCATTGATCTTCAAGGTCAGGCAATGTTCCAACATGGTGCACACGACCTTGTTGATAAAGGGAGCTGACAGGTTCAGCTCGTACTTGTTTACCTCTTGTAGCTCTGACAGCAATGTAAGAAATGTTTTTGTTGACTGTTCTGATGTTTGACTCAACTAAATCCCCTCCGTTGTTCACTTCACCTATGACAGCATCAGCTTGATGTATCTCATAAGCCATTGCTACCTGTTGCGCCCATTCGAGTGGTGTTCCTTGCATACTGTAGTCAGCAATGACATAACCCTCATTGTTGACGCCTAAGCCACAAACAACAATGCCAGTTTCAGCTACGCTTTCGTCAAGTTCCCCTCGAGCGGCTTTGACAGCATCAGGTGATTTCACTGCTGGATCAACTGCTACGACTACACGCTTTAACTCTGGTACTTCTCCATAGCGCACTCGCAACTTATCAATGTTTGAGCGTTTCCAGAGCGCGCCTGGATTATCGTCTAGTATCCGACCTAGTAGTTCCTGTAAGCCTAGTCTAGTGCCGCCATACTTGCGTTCAATCGTCGTGAAAAACTTACGTGTGAGATTGGCAGTATTCTCATAGGTTGTGCCATAGGTTGTATGCGTGCCAGGTTCCTTGATTAATTCCTTGATTGCTTCTGTAGCCCTGGGTGTTGTAGTGAGTATGAGCTGTGGGTTTCTACCTAGACGCAAGCCAAATTGTAATTGGTCATATGCATCGTCATACTGCCAACTAGCGCGTTCATCTCCCCACGCTTTTGTATGTTGTGGCCCTCTCAGTTGGTTTGGTTGATCTGCTGAGTAGGTTGTAGCTGTACAGCCGTTTGGCCAGGTGAGATGGCGCTTACTAGGAATGTACTCAGGACGAAACCAGGGAGGGGAACATTTGAGTATGCCAGATTTCCCGCCTATCATGACATCTCTGACATCCGCTACTGTTCTACCTACTAAGGCTATGTGACCCTCTGGATCATCTAATGCCCATTCAATAGTCTGCTCTGAGCCTGTGCGAGTTTTACCGTAGCCTCTCCCTGCTAGATGAAGCCACGTTTCCCACTCTTCCGGCGCTTCAATTTGCCAGAGTTGTTTATCACGCGCCCATGCAGCCCAGGTGTATTTGATTGTTAAGGCTTTCGCTACGGATTGACGCAGGATAAAAGCCCGTCTGTCAGTTGGCGAAAGGTTCGCTATCTTCCGAGCCAGGTGTACCGGAATCGGCTCCGGTATCTGTATTCTCTGTTTCGATTTCAACAGGACTGCCATCAGGTATTGCTTCCAGATCTGCTACGAGGGATGCATGTTCAGCATTTAAGAGTTCAATCAAACCAGAGTGTTCTATCTCTTGCTTCTTGACACGCTGGCCAAGCTCTGATGCAAGATCGGCAAAGGTTGCTCTGTATTCACTTATGAGCCTATCGTTGAACTGAACTAAATCAACACGTTCAGCAGTTGGCCCTGTTCCAATACTCTTCACATCAGGAAGCCAGATGTTGTGTTCATCTTCCATGTATGCTTCAAGCTTCTTGGAGAGCTTATCAAGAGCCTCTACACGCCTATGCATCAAAGCATAGCCAGATGTCAGAACACGTGTGATCTCTTCCTGCTCTAACCTGGCTAGTTCTGATTCACGTCGTTTGCGCTCTGCAACAAATACAGGCTCTTCAATCCAACGGAATGCAGTTGACTTACTGATACCAGCGTGTTTATAAGAATCAGCTATAGATTTGCCAAGTAGCAGTGCTTGTAAGAACCGCTCTTGATTTCTGGAAAGAGTACCATTAGGTTCCATAAGGTTTCTAGATTCACTGCTCTTGCTTTTTGAGGTTATTGTGTGGAAGTTTGGTTTCGCCGTTTGCTTGCCACACCTCTATTGACAGTAGCCTACCCCACACTCCAAACAAACGGCTTAGTTAGTATCTTACAGGATTGTTGACATAAAAACAAGAAAGCTTTTGTCAGAAACGGAAAGGATAACATCCTGACAAAAGCTTTCTTGTTGTGCATAGTTACTCTCGATATGAAGGACTCTGCTTTTACTATACAGTTTAGAGAGATGAAAAGCAAATATGTTTGTGCTTACTCCAAGTGTCACACGTGTTTTCGGCACTTCCGTGCTCAAGTGTCACAAGTGCCGAAACCCAAAATGACACTTCGTTGTGCTCAAATGGATGAGATATCAAGCTCAAATAAAATGAAGTGTCGAAATGTCAACAGCTTTTTAAGGTCAGTGATGATTTATACATCAAGAAATCGCCCTCATGCCACTTTTTGAATTTGATACGTTACAGCTTCATGTGCCATAGCTTTACAAGCCAGATGCAAGCTATCAGAAAAATATCTTGCCATCATTCAAAAAATGCACTCACCTGAAATAACCCTCTGTAACGCGCTCAGATGAAAAAATTCAAACAAATGTCCTACCACTCACCTGGAAGCTATGAGACTTCAAATTTTTGATCTGAGGCTTAAATTTGAATATCTGCAAAGCAGGGGCTATGTGTAGATTTTCCCTCTTCTGTTATTGTTCAGTTTTTAATAATTATTTATTCTCACTAAGCAGGGAGTAAGAGCAATTAGTACTTTTAACTCTTGACATAGTACTTTTAGATATGTTATTATCCTTATTAAGATAAGGGTTAAGGGTCCAAATCTATATCTTGTATATCAATATATAATATATAAACTAAAAGTATATCTATTAACTGAACAATAGTCATATGTCTATAAGAAATATCCCCTACTCACCCCCTGCTTAGAAAAACTTCTCTACAATCATCTGCCAACAAAAAATATTCTTGTGACACCTTTCGGCATTTCGGCATGTGACACTTCTCAGGACTTGTACACAACTACTGTGGAAAACTATCTTCAAATGTGGAGAAGTTTCACATAGTTTTTTATAGTGGTTGAAACTGGTGTAAGAACTGCTATCAGCGGCGCGCAGCATGGTGCGTAGCGAGTAGGTGTTTATGCTGGCTGTTTGCTTGCTTTTTTATGCTTCTTTAGGTACTATTCCCCTATGACATCATATAACAGGGTTTTCAAGGGGAAATGGAGCATTATGAACCATCGTGAAGCAAGGATAGCAGCATTTTTGTCAACTCGCCAACAATATCATAACGTCCATATGATGGCATAAGAGAGAAGTTGCTAAACTAGCTTGTAAAGCCAATTGGTATCGTTTGTATCGTAGAATTGTGGGGGAATAGGTGATCTTGGATGTACGTGAAGCACTAGCAGAGTATCAAGCAGAAAGGAAAAGTCGAGTGAAAAATAAAACATTATCAGAAGCCGCTCGTATCCTCGGCTTGTTCTGCTCTTTTTGTGAAGCACAATCTCTTCAGCTTGAAACAATCAAGCCAAGAACGGTTGATAGCTATTTAGATGCATTCCAGGCAACACATCATAGCAAAGCAGGGGGTACAGTTTCTTCTCATACGATGTTTCTCCAAGCTGCAGTCATCAAAGCTTTCTTGAACTGGTGTAGCCAGAGTGAAGAATTTGGGGAATATGTAGATGTTAGAACAGTGCTGAAAATCAGCACTCCTAAGCGTGATGTGCTTGTGCGAGATATCTTCACGAAAGAACAGATTGATGCTCTTTTACTGGCTTGTAATCATGTCAATGTGGGATCTGAAAAAGAGAATGCATACTTGAGAGACAGGAACCGCGCTATCATCTTACTTTTGCTTGATACCGGCATACGAGCCGCTGAACTCTGTCACTTGCAACTAAACCATATCTTCCTGACTCCAACCGATGCACATATCAAAGTATTTGGTAAGGGCGACAAGTGGCGTGAGGTTGGTTTAGGTGAGCGATGTCGAAAAGAGTTACGGCGTTTCGTCAATCGGCATCGACGTGACTTGTTATCAATAACCAATCCAGTATTTCTTACCAGGCATGGCGATGCACTGACTGAATCAACGCTGTTCAGAATTATCCATCAACTTGGTAGGCAAGCTGGTATCAGTGGCGTACAGTGTTCTCCTCATACATTCCGGCATACTTTTGCAACAGTCTACATGAGGGAAACAAACGATATTTACCGATTGAGTAAGCTCATGGGACATCACAGCATCTCGATAACTGAGAACTATCTCAAATCTTTTACACAATCGGATGCTCGACGAGGGGCAATCAGTCCAGTGAATTCTTTATTTGAATGATGCATGAACTGCTGAAATCGTCAACAACTCTGAAAACGTGTTGACATTTCGACACTTGGAAGTAGTGAGCTTGAATTATGTCAAGTAGTCGTTCATTTAAGCATGAATGAAGTGTCACAAAATTTTTCGGCACTTTGTGACACTTGTGACACTTCGGAAAGGATAAGGGAATGGAATTAAGTGATAAGGATATTCAGGAGTTGCTTACTATTCTCAATATTGCTCTTTATGATGCTGGTGCTGCAATTCAGCAATCACATGACATGGACGAGGTGAAAGCTATTAAAGAGCATCAAACAACTATCCGAAAGTGGATTACTCGATTCAGTAAGCAAATCGGGAAAGAGCAATCAAGTTAATCGGCAGATGGAAAGGATAACAGAAATGATTGTTAAGGGTGATATCGTTCGAGTTCTGGCAGAGGGAAAGTTTGAGGGTCAAGTAGCAGAAGTATTAGAGGTGAATCAGAAAATGAATTATAGAGAATATCAGCTTGCTGTGAAGTGGGATGGAGTATCACGTCCATCGTGGTTTGGTGAAAGTGAGATTGAACTTATTCAGAAAGAGCAAAGCGACGTTTTCAATGTGTTTGAAGCTGGATTTGGTTTAGAACAACCAGGCTAACCAGCATTTGTTTTTGTAGTGTATTTCTTTTGAAAAAGGTGGTGTGTATCATGAATTTTTGGAGTGAGTTTTTCGTACCTGGGTTGTTGGTAGCATTGGGAGAAGTCTTTCATGCGCTCTTCTATTTCTTCCTGTTGATTTGGGGATTGCAAACAGTGAGCGGCATAGCGTGCAAGCTGATTGAATTCTGGTTTGCCTCTAGGATGCAGTTTTTATTGCAGGCGCAAGATGCCCTACTACGTGAGGATGTGTTAGAGCCATCGGAGTTGGGTGGAACTATCAGAATGCCAGTGGCAAAGAAAGTTGGTAAGTGATGTTTGAAGAAATTATTATCTCTGTTGTTGTAGGTTGGAGTCTTGGTACAACATCGACCTGGCTTATATTAGCAAAGCCCTGGCTAGATCGTCGTTTACTGCCATCTCGTAGAACTATCGTTACGCAACAGTTACCAGTTGCTCCAGCCCCTGCTAAGGTAGTGTGATGCAAAGAAAAGCAGTCATATTGACAGCGATTTCTATTGGTTCGACGCTCTATTTTGCAGCAGGTGTCACGCTCTTGATTGTTGCTGTTCGTACTGCTTTGAAACAAGAGCCAGTACAGGCAAAGCAGGAACCTGCATCAGTATGGGTGTTGCATGTAGAAGAGGCTCTATCGCAATTGTAGCGCGTTTGTGTAGTAGCGTGCTTGTTGCAAAGGACAATCAAGCAACAAGCACAGTGCGAATGTATCGCACAAAAGTAAGTGTAACAGAAAGGACAAAACAATGGGACTGTTCAGTAAAAAGAACAACAAACAAGACAAGCAATCAGAAGAAAATGATGGGCGAAGTAAACCTGCATTCAGAACATTTGGGAGAACGGTAAGCAATCCGGGCGCAACTTTCCTATCAGGCTGTCACAATGCGCCGATGTACGTACTTGATGGCGCACGTTTTTGTTCATCTTGTCGAAGAGAGTGCTAAGTAAATGAAGAAGATTATCAAAATAGTGTTTGCTTGGTGCAGCGGTAGGTGCTCATGTGGCAGCGTGTGTGCATTTGGAGAATTTCATGCAGGCCCATGCTCTTGTGGCAGACCAGGGCATTAGTAAAGTGTCGTTGTAGTAAAAGACTGGACGAGCTTGGCAACTCATCCAGGCACAAATACCCTGTAGTTGTACTTCCAGGATATCAAAGTGTAGAACGAACTGGGAACGGGGCGGTAATTATGAATGAAAATAGAGTTGTTTCATCTGAACGGCAGTCAGCATTTGGCTTGCAAGAAATGCTAGGCATTGGTGCAAGTGTTTTTCTTGTTCTGGTTATAGTGGTTACTCTCTTACTTATGAATTGGAACACCTGGGGAAAGCCTCTGGCTATTGTAGGAACAATTCTGATTGGTATTCCGGTAGGCTGGAGAGTATTTAAGGCTGTGCATCTTCATAGCTTGCATCATTTGACAGTTACACAAACGCACAAGCATGCTCAAACACAGAGGCTATTAGCAGAACGCGCCTTAGCAATGGGCCATAGTGTTGAATTGAAACATACGGATCACCTCGGAGGCATACACGAATTTAGAAGCGTCTCCCCGCTCACTATCCCTAATGCACCTGTTACCATTAAAGAACTGAATTGGGGAACTGAACAAGAACAACTCCCTGCGCCACTGCCTGTAGCCCCTCCGTTTAGTAGTATTGTCTCTCAAATACATCCAGGGCATTTATTTCTAGGACAAGCTACTAATGGCCCTATTTGGGGGGATATCACCGATCTTTTATCAACGCTTGACGTAGGCCGGCCAGGAACAGGCAAGTCAACATTGTTGAGAAATGTATGTGGTCATGTCTTATTAATCGGAGGCAAGCCGATTATCTTTGATCCTCATGGTTCTATTCTGGATGATCTTGGCAGTAGTTTTGAATGTGCTGAAAGCCCTCGTGACATCATCGACTACTCAAGAAGTTTGGATTCATATCTCACGAAACGCTTGCAAGCACGTCGCGCCGGACGTACACAGTTTAAGCCTGTCCTTTTATTAGTCGATGAAATGCCAATCATAGCATCTATGGCGATGGAAGCACTCCCTGCTATCCGCCGCATAGTTTTAGAGGGACGTAAAGTTGGTATGTTTGCTTTGATTAGTGGGCAAGGAGTGCCAGCTTCCATACTCGGAGGGACACTTGTTCGTGATGCTATGGCGTCAAGATATGTCTTTTGTACCTCCCCTGCTCAGGCACGCATGGCCGGACTTGAAAACGAGATAGCCAAATCCATGATGGCAATTTTAGAGGAAGCAGGGCCAGGAAAAGCAGTGCTTGCAACCTCTAACCGTAAACCTGAGATCGTCGCAATTGCTGATACAACTACTGATGATATACGGTTATTGCTTTCCAGAAATGTTTCTGGAAATTTCAGAAATCAGGAAGAAATCAGAAATATTTCTGGCGATTTCAGAAGTGACGTGAAACCAGATGAAATGCCAGCTTACAACGATATGCCAGAAATTTCTGAAATTTCTATTGTTGACTCCGTTGAGCACAAAATAGAGGTTTTGCCAGAAATCAGAAATCAGATAATCCAACTCCGTAAACGTGGCTTAAAGCGTACCGAAATTCGAGATGAAATGCATTTTAGCGGAGAGCAATTCAGGATCATCAAACAGGTTTTAGATGAGGAGGGATTATGACAGGCATTGAATTTGTGTTCATCTTTGGCGTGCTCATAGGCTTTCTGATTGGTTCCTGGATTGGCGGTCGAATCGTCCTCTACCGGATGCATCACGATGATGTAGAGAGCGCACATGCGAACTATCAGAAACGCAAAGATAAGTATATCAACAAGAAAGGCTAGTAGTATGTCATCTGTAGATTTTCCAGGTATTACCAAACAGGCACGAGGGATTGCTAAACTGTATAAATGGTTGGGATTGTACAGCATACCCGTATTGACTATCGTAACCATCATCTCAATCTCTAATGTATTTGTTCGAGGGCAATTAGCAACGTGGTCATGGCTTGAATTTGTGTGGGCAATTGTATTCGCAGCGGCCATCGAGGTGAACATTGTACGCCTGTTTTTTGAAGCGAAATTAGATAACGACAAAGGCGCGTTTGTACTTGGAATTGTACTTGCTATTGTAGCCGGTGCAGCTCTGTTAATCGAAGGTTTGCAGCAATCAATTGGCTTTGATTGGAACAATATATATGTACAGTGGACAGTTGGAATTGTAGTCATGCTACGTGTATTTGTGGTAGTCCTCTTGTTAGCTCGTGAGGGGTCTAAGCTTGCATCAGCAGTGCATCAGGACACACAACCAATGTACGCATGCCTGGTACAGTTCGATGCCCCTGCTTTGCCGGAAGATGTACAGATCGAACAAGAAGTTGAACAGCAATTGCACATTGTACATGCACAGCAAAGCGCACAAAATAAGCGTACGCTACCCCCTGCGCAGATCCGCAAAATGCGTACCATTCTCAACACAGATCCAACGATATCAGTACGTAAACTTGCACAGCAAGCAGGGGTATCACCTAGTACAGCACAGAACTATAAAAGTAGTTTAGCAAAGGAAGCTTAGATGCGCTGTCTAGCTTGCGGAATTTCAGTCTGTACTATCTGTCAGTGTTGCCATCAAACGATGTGCAAAGCGCGTGCTGAAAAGTGCGGGAGGATAGTGATTCACTATCCTGTTCCAGGTAAATCAATCTTCCCACTGTTGTCACATAAAAGAAGAAAGAGGAATTGAATGAGTTTAGAACATGAATTAGTCGAGTCTTCTCTAGTGCTTGCAGACCAGCGAGAGCAAATTAAAGCTTTGAAGAAACTTGTCCAGGACTATGATGCATACCTGAATGAGATGAATCCGAATGCATACAGATCTTTTAAGAAGCCGAAAATGCTCCGAGATCGTGCGCGTGAAGAGGGTATTAGCATCAAGGAGCCCATGTAAATGATAGCTTTTTTGATAATTGCATTGACTGTTCTTGGAATAGCTGCAGGTTTTTACACTGGCATGATGTTCCAACACAAAAATGATCTGCTGCAAGCTCGTACTGAAGTCCAGGAGGAATACAATCAGATGGGCGTTGAACATGGAGCATCTATCGCACGCGCTGATGGATTGGAACAAGAATTAGGATGGCTGCAATCTGATTTAGCGAAAGCCAATGTGCGTATCAGGCAACTCGAATCTATGATGGCAATTCCTATGAAACGTATGCCAACTGGTAGTCTTAATAAAAGCTATCGCAAAAAGCAGGAAGCAGAGAAAACAGATTCAACTCCAACGGATGTGTTACCTACATTTCATACTGGAGATCTGCCACCAATGCAAATACTTTGAATGTTGAAAATGTGGGGTATTGAAATAGTTTGGGGTGTGTGGGAAGAAGAAGAAAAGTAACAATGTTGACAGAAGAAGACTTGAAAGAAAAACTGGAACGTATGAAACGTTTTAGTAGCGCGATGGATGAATTGGAATCAAAAATGCGAATAACAACAGGACTGGCATGGTGGGATCTCAGAAATGAACACAATGCCATAGGTGACCGCTACATTGCGCTCTACAGCGAACTCTACAGCCTGGGGTATCGTGTGCGCTATAATCGCTCAACACAGTCCTATGAGGCTCTGAGCGTCTTAGAGAGTCAATGAAAGGAAGTCTGATGAAAGAAAAATATACTGTGCGAGTGCATTTTATCGATGGCTCGGAGCGCATTGTACCAGTGAAGGATATCCAGCTTGTAGGTGAGGAGGGTAATCGACGCGGCGTTGCTCTGGTAGACGGCCGTGAGGTTCCTATTTACAACCGTGTCGAATGGGGGTTTTTGTGGTATGAACAAGACCTTTCTCGTCGAACATAATTAAAAAAAACTTCTTGCTTTTGTTGTTTGTGCTGGTTAGCAGTGGGAACAATTGCGTTCTCCATCGGAAAGAAAGGAGGGACAACTACATAGCTTCTTATGAGCTAGTAAAAGCCACTACATGAGAAGCACAAAAAAGAATATTACAGCGTTTTTTGACGAATTTTGGACTGTAAGGTTAATCTGATTGGGAAAAGTGCCTGATTGATTGTGCTAGAAGCGTTTCTATGACCACTTCTCTTTACCGGCAATCCAGGCACTTTCTCACTCGGGAGAAAGAGTTGTTGTATGCCACGAACACGGATTGATGGACTGACACCACGTGAGGCACAGATTAAGCACTTGCTTGAACAAGGCAAACGGCCCGCATTCATAGCGTCTCTGTTAGGTATCAGCATCTACACAGTACGTAACACCATACAGCATATGTATAGCAAGCAGGGGATAGAGCGTAGACGGTTACGCAGATACCGCAGGCAGATTGGTGTTTCAGGCTGGTATGTGCTTGATTTGCAAACAGGTGCTAAACACGGTGGTGAGTATACTCTCCATCATGCCAAGTATCTTATGGCAAAGTGGAACGAGCAATACGAAAGCTCTCAGTAGAACTATCTTGTACCCTCTGGTGTACGGTTGCATATCATCCTATGCCGATGATGGAGGAGTTCGATTCTCCGAGGGTGCATACATCCTAGAACTGAGGTATGTTTGCCGTTCTCTGAGCGCGTTTGATATTACATACTGGTAATTAGCCGATTTTTGTTGTTGGATACAAAGAAAGGAAACTCTCATGAAACTCTATCGTTTGCGTACCATCGTCTTGTATGTAGCATCATTTGTAGGCGCGTTTCTCATGGCGGTTGATGTTATTAACCGCCATTAGGCCGAGAAAGGAGCCTCTCATGTCACACTACGATTAGTGTGAGATAATGAATGTGCAACAGGTACTTTCTGTTTCTTGTTTAATATGAGGTTGAATTGGAGTTTTCAGAAAGTACCTGTTGCAGGACTTATCCCTCTTTTTGTGCCCTGGTCGGTTCCTCCTCTCCCCCAAACTGGCCAGGGTTTTTCTTTCCTTGTAGTTAAGATGTCATAGGTGGTTCGTTGTGTAAGAGTGAAAGGAGAATATTTTTATGTCTCAATATCCAACGGAACCAGGGCAACAGCCCTATTATCCCTATCAGCAACCACCACAGTACCCACCGCCGCCAATGCTACCTAAGAAGAAATCACGTAAGACACTTTTTATCGTGATTGGTTTGATTGCAGCATTCGTTTTCGTTGGCTGCATTGGAGCTTCAGTATTAGCATCTCAGGCTGGTCAGAAAGCTTCTCAACAGTCTTCAGTGACACAGGCAGCACAGCAACCAACGCAAGCACAGTCTACCCCTACAGCTATTCCGCCAACTCCAAAGCCAACACTCGCACCAAAGTGGACAATAACCCATACGTTTAGTGGCAATGGCACAAAGAAAACAGGATTCTTCACCGTACCAAATGACTGGAAATTGGTATGGAAATGTAATCCTAGTTCTGATTACTTTGGTTCATACAATGTGATTATTGGCGTTACTGGCTCCGATGGTACTCCTATTGACCCAGCGGCGGTTAATACCATCTGCAAAACTGGCAATACTGGTGACTTCACCGACGAGCACCAGGGAGGTCAAATCTATCTCGATGTCAATAGTGAGGGAAGTTGGACTATCCAAGTCCAGGAATTGAAGTAAAAGAAAAAGAACCTGATACAAACAATACTTGTATCAGGTTCTTTTTCTTTATTAGCTTATGCCAGGCTGTAGCGTACTGCTTTGCCTATCTTCTCTTTTTTCAATACGCTATCTTCCATCATACTGGCAACAGTAGATTTTATGGTGTTAGGGTTATATTTCTTGAGGTATCTCATAAGTTCTCTGATAGTTGGGGCTGGTTTTCCCTGCTCTTCAAATTTGTTGATAAGCCTGATAATCTCTGATTGAGGGGTTTTTAGTGGCTTGTTGACGCCAACAAGTCGTTTCGGCACTTCGCCAGTAAGTAACAGTGAAGCTTGTTCAAGATGACTAACAGCTTCTTGCTTTTGATAGATTTCCATACGCAGTTGATCAATAAACGAATCCAGTGGCAAGGCATAGATTGGTTTTACAAGTCTAGCGCGTGCCTCCGCAAAAGCCTTGACGAGAAGACGTTTACACGTTCTGGCTTGTTCAGTGTTCTTGCTGTATGCCAGATAGACATATGATTGATCTTCAGTAAGCAATGCGTAACTTTGCGGTCTACCCCTGCCCTGTTGATCTTTCGTTGTTTTATCGGTTTGAAAACGGATTAATCCAAAGTCTCTTGACACTTCCTCTTGATAGTCTTTTATCATCTCAAAGAAATTTTGATGTTCAATTCCGAGCTTATCCGCTATTTCACGGCTATCCGCAAGAGGTTCGTTGTTTTCGTACACTGTTACGAGTTTGTTGTTTTCCATAAAATGTTGTACTCTTTCTTTGTGATATGTGTCGATGTGTCGAAATGTCAGTGATAACAAGTTTTCGGCACTTTCTTAGGTAGACTGAAAACGCTCAATTGAGCGTTTTCTTTTTGCGTTCAATCATATTTTTGTGTGCTTAAACTTCCCTCCTTTCCTCTTTACATCTTGCCTATATAGCTTTTGGCTATGACATCTTATATAATTACAACAGGCTATACGTGGCTGTAGCTGTCAGTCTTTGCGGAATGTTAGCTACAGCCAGGTGCTATGCTATCGCCTCTTCCGGTGCTTCCCTCTCTGCTTGTTGGCGTTGACGTGCAATGAATGCATCTATATCCTTTTCTTGAAATCGCCATTCTCTTCCAACCTTAAACCCTTGGAGCTTTCGACTTTTCATGAGTCGGAATATAGTGCTCTCACTGATACCTAGTGCTTCCTGAACTTCCTTGATATTAAGCAGCTTTTCAGGCACTGTTTTGACCTCCTTTGTTTGTATTAGAAATCCTGTTCATAGTATATCATCGAATTTTATCAATAGCAACAAAATACGTATTATTGGTACTGAAAACTATTGACAACCAATGAAGATGAATGTATACTTACTCTATCAAATAAAAACAAGAAAGTGAGTACCAAATAGATGACACAAGCACTAGCCAGTCAGTTCACAGTTACCCACAGTTGTGGTTGTTCCAGGACACTTGAAGCAAGGCCAAGAGAGGCCGCTCAAACAAAACGTTGGATGAGTCAAGTTCTTTGCCCAGTATGTGCAGACAAACAGGCAAAAGAAGCTGAGAAAGCTGCCAATGACCTGGCAAAAGTTCAGTTGGTACAAATGGGTGTCAAGCAACTTGGCGATAGCGTTTTTACTGCTCCGTCAGAAACGGAAGAGCAGAGCCATATCGTCACCGTTGACGAGCAGGGACAGGCAAACTATTGCTCGTGCAAGTGGTTCAAGTATGGCAAGTGGTCTATCAAAAAGTGCAAGCATGGTTTGGCTGTAGAAGCGTACATCCAAGAAGAGCAAGAGGGACAAGCTCTTATTGCATCTCGTAAAGCCTGGCTTGCAGAACGCAAGGCTGAAATTGCTCAGGCAGTGGCATAGGTGATGGACTTCAGTTCCATTGGCAACGGTGGAATTGATGCCCCTTACTTAACAGGGGAATAGTTTAGAGAAAGGAATTTTCAATGAACGAAAAACAGCAATCCAACGAACAACAGCCACGACTGGGACAGCGATGCCACGTAGATGGCAAAGGGTTTGGAACGATTGTCAAGATACGCGAAGAGTACGGGAACAAAGACAGTTTTGGAAAATTAGTCCTCTACGTTCGTGTGAAGCTCGATGCACAAGAAAGCCACTGGTACAAAGTTGAGCAATTGGAATTGTTGCCGCCCTCTCCAGCAGGTTAGAAAGGAATTTTGAAATGAGCAACAATTGGTTCGTACAGCATCCAGAGGTCATGGAATTTATTATGAAGCATGAAGCGGAGAAAGCAACGCAAGAACCTATCGTTATTGAGTGCGATGAAATTATCCATACGGAGGGACATCCCTTTTGCTCAGATCCCACATGCTCCTGCCGTGAAGATGTTGACAATCTCAGTCTCCTGGTTAATCTTATCAAAATGGGACTTCTCACTACAGAAGAGGCTAGTCAGGTGATGCAAGGTGCCACGATTTGATGACTAAACAGTCATCAAGGTACCTTGAAAATGACAATCTTCTGATAGCATCTAAAGTGTGTTATTGTACTATAAAGTTGTACGTTGTAATGGTGCAAAGTAATATATAAGGAAAGGGATAGGGGGATATGAGACAATTTAGACTAGATCCGATAACAGGAGATTTGCACAAACAGCACACGGAACATTCCGTGAGTGCCATTCGATATCACAACACGCCAATTGAGCATACGCTCGTCTCTACTCGTCGCAATGGCGATGAGTTGAATATGGGCGTATCCCACTTTAACAATCACCATGAAGTAACGATTACAGTTTTCAACATGGAGCATGGGGAGCCGACAACGATACATGAAGAAGTGACGATTTCGTATCAGGAAGCGCGTATGCTGCGAGCATTGTTGAATAGGCCGGAATTGGCGCTCTATTTGGAGCAGGACTACCACTAGCATCAACACAATACGAAAATACCACCTGGCTGTTAACAGGTGGTATTTTATTGGGGAAAACAGAGATAGAAACTATTAATAATTAATTGGTGTTAGCTTCTGAATTCGTCGTTGGTCGGAATTCTTTTAACGGTTCCAAGTCTTTCTTCTTAAAAAACTTGGTTCGTCCCATGCCAGGTCTGCTTATTGATTGGAGCTTGAAATCTTTCTGGAATTTGGTGAATGTTTGTGAACTGACACCCAAATACTGAGCACTCTCCCCAGCACTCAAATACTCCTCTCCATTGATTTCCATATAAAAATTCCTTTCTCGTTTGTCCTTGTTGGTTCTACTTGTCATAAGTATAACACATTGTTAAGCATTATGACACAGTTTCAACTAGTTTCATACACATATAACCAATGGGAAGGAAAGAAAGTAACAGGGTATTACTACCTATTCAAAGCAGGGGTATCCTAACAAAATGTTCAAAATGTCTTCAGGTTGTCCCTCAATCCAGGTGATTGTTACGGTTCCATCTGGCATTTGATTCTTGTACCCATCTGGAGAAAACAACACTTGAGCCTCTTCATTGCTCAACTGTTCTACAGTTCCATCTGGCTTTTCTCTTGTTGCGTTCAGGATGAAGATTTCTTTTTGCACTTTCATTTTGTCACCATCCAAACTTTTCTGGTTTATGTTTCTCACAATAAGCTTCCATTATAACAGTATTAGACTTCCATGCTATCGCTCTATTGCGACATCTGGCAGTAGAACAAAACTCAGGAAGTCCTTTTTCATTTGTTTTTATCCAGGGATCAAGTTTTCTTTTTATGCTTATTTTATTAGTGGTTTC